CCAGTGCGTCGCGAGCTCATAGATGCCGACCCCGACAGCAGCGACCGCGGCGATGATCGCCAGCACTGGCCACGTCGCTGCGACCGTCGCGGCTGCGGCTGCGATCATCGACACCGTGTAAGCGGCGATCGCCACAACGAGCGCGCCGCCGATCACGCCGGCGAGTACCTCAGCGACCTGCTTGTGCTGCTCAAGCCACGTGATGCCCTTAGCTGCGACCTTCGCGGCTTCTTCCATTTTTGGGATCAGCCACTGCCCGAACTTGACGCCCAGATCCTCAGCGCCGGCCTTCAGCAGGTCGATCTGCTTGCCGAGCGTCTGGTTCTGCGCGGCTGCAGCTGTCGCAGCACTGCCGGTACGGGACACGGCTGCCGCTGCGGCGTCGTAGCCGGCGACGCCGCCCTGCATGACTTGGCCCATGATCTGCGCAGCCGACGCACCGAACAGGGTCTTCTCCGCCGCTAGCTGCGACTGCTGCGACATCATCGCGAGCTTCGGTCCTAGCTGGGCGATGACGCCTTGCATGCCGACGAACTTGCCTTGGGCGTCGAACACGTGCACGCCGAGCGACGTGAGTTCAGCCGACGTCGCCTTGCTGCCACCGAGCAACGTGGTCAGGGCGGTCGAGACAGTCGTGATGCCTTTGGTGCCGACAACGCCGTGCTCGCCGAGTTCCGTCATCAACGCCGTGGTGTCCGTCAACGACGGGACAGCGACACCGAGCCTGGCGTGGAGCTTGTCGACGGCGGTTGACACCGTGCCAATACCGGTGTTCGTAAACCGTGCCGCGTTGAACAGCTCATCGGCGGCGGAAGCGGCACCGGACGTGCTGATGTGGAATGCCTGCATCGTCGCCGCGAGAGCCGCCGTCGTCGTCCCGAGGTCGGTACTCGAACCTTCGGCGAGGTCACCCGCAGCGGCCATGAACTGCTGCGCCTGCGCTGCGTCCAAAGCTTTGCCTTGGATCGTGCCCAGTTGCGCGGCGACACCCGAGAACGCCTGCATTTGCTGCTGCGCCGAGAAGATCGTCTTGAAACCCGTACCAAGGAACGCGTCACCGATCTGCTTCGCCGCGCCCGCGCTGATATTCGCCGAGCCCTGCAACGTGGCGGTCGCCGTCTGATATTTCTCGGCGAGGTGGATCGATTCGGCGCCAGCTGCTGCGAGTCCGGCGACACCCGCAACAGTCGCGATCTTGCCGACGTTAGCGAGGTTCGTGAAGAACTTGCCGGACTTCGTGTCCGCGCCGTCAACCGCTTCGCCCATCTTCGCGAACGACGCACCGAGCACAGGGATACCGGCGAACAATGAACTGAGCTTCTTGAACGCGCCACCGGTTTTCTCGCCGGACACCTCGAACGCGCCCGACATTTCCTTCGACGCAGCATCCGCGGCAACCGACGCTTCAGTGAACGTCTTCTCAAGGCCCGCGGCACTGCCCGCCAAGATGACGGTCACACGCTTCGTCGAAGAGGACGTCGCCACCAGACCCCCTCAAACAGCGAAAGCCCCCACTGCCACGGATGACTGCGGGGGCGAGAAACGGACTGGCGCTACAGGGTTTTGATTGCCTCATCGATCGCGGCGTCGACCTTCACGGCGAGCGCCTCCGATTGCGCCTCGGCGGCAGGGTGCAGGAACGGGTGCGCTTTCTGGTTCACCCACACGTCCATGTCACCCATCACCGGATGCCGGAAGTCGCCCTCTTCGCCGCCGTTCTCAAACGGGGCCGCACTCGGTGCTTTCGCGCCCCCAGCCGACACCGTCAGCGTGCCAACGGAGCCGCCGCGCCGAATCGTGCCACCGATCTTCGACGAGTGGGGCTCGATGCGCTGCCGTGCGTCTTTCACAGTCGCGTCGGCAGCGTCACGCATGGACGCACGAAACGACTTAGCCACAGATGGCGACGCGACCTTGAACGCCGCCGCGAGCTTGCCGACCGATCCGACGTCAACCGTCCACGCACCACGTCGTCCGGCCATCAGCTGCCTTTCGTACGGGCTTCGACCCACACATCCGCCCACCCGATGAGATACTCAATTTCGGCGTGGGTGAGATCCCACCATTCGTGCGGCTTAATGCCGTACAGGTGCGCAAACAGGGCCAGGTACTCGAACCGTTTGGCCTCTAGGCGCTCGGCAGCGAAATCTCGTCGGCTGGCTCGCTCACGGTTTGCGGCGAGCCAGCCGAGGGGTCCAGCGTGGCATCCGGCGCTGGCTCCGAATCCGGCTCCGGGGGAGTGTCCTCGTTATCGACGAGCATCTCTGAGAATGCGAAGTCAACGTCGTCTAGCTTCAGGGTTTTCTCACCCGACTGTCGCCGAGCGAGAAAGACCATCGCGATGGCATCCATCATCGACATGTCACCATCTTTTAATCGGACGCCCTGCTCTCGCATCCACCGGCTGAACGAGACGTTGAGACCGGCTTCGATCGCTACGATGTCGCGGGCGCTCACGGCATCCATGTCGAGGCTATACGTGTTCTCACCGATTGTGATCTTCATGGCCTCAGCCTCGCGTGCGCGGTGTCAGGGCATGGCTAGATGCTTGTATCCGTGCCGATCACTTGGATCTGGATCGGTGGGTTAGTGCCGTCGTCCAGGCCAGTAAAACTGACCTTTTGGGTGAGAACGGCCGGCCCGTCCACGTCGATCTCGTTCATGTCGAAGTGCACGTTGGGGATCGTGATCGACACGCTGTTGTGATACGTCGACGCGATCAGTCCGCCCGTGTAGACCAACTGCAGGGCCAGCGACGTGTCGCCGGTGAATGCGGCGTACGTGTCGGAGATGTTCTCGAACTCGACTTCCATGTCGCCGGTGATCTTCCGGAACCCGTTGGACAACTGCTCCGCCTTGAGGCCGGCCGAGCCAATGAAGATCCGGTCCGCGGCGAGAGCATTGGTGCCCTTGACCGTCGCACTCTTGACGACTGCGAGCGCGGTGCCACCGGAGACCGATACGACACCCGATGTGGTCGACGCCGTGCCCCCCAGCAGTAGGGACGCTTCGGCGAAGTGGAGGACGTCTGCCGCGACATATGACGGCGCTGCGTACCCAGTGGTGGTCTGTTCGTCCCAACCGTCGAACGTCAGATCCAGCTTGCCTATCTGATCGACGGCCGTCGATATCGACCAGTCGGTGATTTTGCAGCCCGGGTAGGTGAACTGCTGGATCGTGCCGGACGTTTCCGGCTTCCCGATCTGTACCGAAAGAGACAGTCCGAGGGTGTCGCCGGGGGTGTGGGTCTGTAGGTAGGCGGTCGTCGATGCCTGCTGCGTCGTCGTGGCGCTCGACCCGAGCATGTGCTTGAACAGCAGCCCGAGCTGCTTGTCGATCAGGTCCATGGTGACCTGACCCTTGGCGGTGCGACTCGTGTACGCGCGGCGGGGTGCCTGCTCGTACAGACCGCCGTGCAGCCCTTGTGATTGGACGATCTTCTTGGCGAGACTGAACGGGGCCTTGTCGAACTGCGGCCACCGCATACCGGATGTGGTCGCGGTGCCGACTGCGCTTTCGGGGGCGACACCCCAAGTGGCGCCAAGCCCTGAGGGGATACCGGTGGTCATATCTCAGCCCTTCGAAGGGTCGTCGTCGGTGTCCGTGGCCGCTGCTGCGGCCTCGTCTGCTGCGGTCTGGGCGGCGACTTCCGCGTCGAGGCGAGAGAGCTCTTCGGCGTCTGCTTGCGCTGCGGCCTCGGAGGCTGCTTGTGCGTCCGTGGCGGCCTGCGCTTGGCGCACGGCTGCGTTCTTCGCCACGTCGTCAGCGGCGGCCCACACGTCCGGCTGGCATGCGTACGCGGCCACAACCTCGTCGTCGTCGGGGATCTCGAGGTCACCGTCTGCGGGGACGGCGACGGTGGCGCGTAGGCCGTGGTTGACGAACCGCAACTCGCCCGACACGTTGGTGAACTTCGCCACGACAGGCCTCCTGAGAGCATGCGAAAAAGGCGGCCCAATGGGTCGCCTCGGGAACTTCGGGGTTGGGGTTACTGCATGCGGTTACGGACGCGCACAACGAACGGAATGTCCGCCCGGCGACCGGTGGCGATCTCCGCGTCACCTGCGGCGGTTTGGATCAAACCGAGCTTGCCTGGCAACGCCCACATGCAGATCTGCCCGAGCGTCGGATCGGCTTGGATCGCAGCCTTGAACTCGTTGAAGATCAGGAACGCGCCATCACGAACGATCTTCTGCACACCCTCAAGGTCTTCGGAGTGCTGCAGGTAGGAGATTTCGACGTGAACTTCGTACTCTTCGTACGTGACCGCTGGCGGCCGGCCGATCGAGCCCCATTCCATGTCGCCGTCGACGACCGGGTCGATGGTGCCGCCGATGATCGCGTACACGTCGGGCTCGTTCGTGTTCTCCGCACCGTCGTAGACTGCGGCTGGCGCATCGGCGATGCCAGTCATGAGCGCGACGAGAGCGTCGACAACCGCCGGGATGGAACTGTTCGGGCTGGACACTTACTCGACGACGGGCGACGCCGCGGCGGTGACCTCAACGGTGGTCACGGCTGGCGCAGGTTCGGCGGGCACTTCGACCGGCGGTACGTCTGTGGTCACCACAGGCTCGACAGCAGGGACCTCGACCGGGTCAGTGACCTGCGGCGCGGTTTCGTCGGGGCCGTCGACCTTCTCGAAGAACGCAGGCTCCGGAGGCTGCACAGCCTGAATGACTTCGCCTGGCTGCACGGTGCCGTGCGGCCATCCGTAGTCACGCGCGAGGTGGTACGTGTGTTTGAACCACTGCAGCGGTGCCGTCATGGCGTCTCCCTAGTTCGGTGTGTCGCTGACGAGATGCGCGTGGACGGACGTGTGACTCGGCGCCTCGCCGATGCCGACTGCGAGCATTCCGGTGTGATAGACGACGGTCCGGTTGACGCCCGTGAGCGTGACGAGTTCGGTTTCCCGGTCGTATGTGCCGTACTCGGGATCGAGTTGGGCAAGGAACTCGAGCGAGAACTCCTCATGCGGCCCCGGATCTGAGATCAGGACACCGCCGCGGACGCGAGTGAAGGTCATCACGTGGCCATACTTAGGCGCGTGGTGTCAGCCGATCGCGATCATGCGGTACGGGTTGATCAAGTTGACGATCCGGTTCGGCATCCCCTGCCACAGGCCGTCCGTCGCATCCTCACCGGACTGCTGCCCGCGCGCCGACCCGCGGCCCACCTGGCTCATGTTCCACCAGTGCGCGATCAACTCGACCGTGGCCATCCAAATATCGGGCGGGATCGGATTGAACCCGGCCACATAGGAGACTTCGATGTTGCGCGAGCCGGGGAAGAACGGCCGCGGCCACGAATACCCTGCGAACGTGCGCATCAGCCGGCCGGTGGAGTAGTCGATCTGGATTCCGTCGACCGGGTTCGCCGGCGTCGATTCCGGCAGGTTGACGAGGCCGCCGGACGATTGCCATTCGTGGCAGTAGTTCAGCGACAGGAACGGCGACTGGCTGAGCATGATGTATTCGCCGGACCAGCCGTCGTGGCGCTCCACGACGGTCAACGGTGCGACGGGCCGCCCGATGTGGGTCTGGATCTGCGTGCACGCCATGTCGATGATCCGCTGCAAGTTCGAGTCATAGGTCGTTGGGCTGCCGGCCACGAACCGCAGCCAGTCCTTCGCCTCGGTGAGGTCGATGTAGGTGGCGTACCGGTTCGACCCGCCCGTATCCCCAGCAACAGCCGTCGGCGCGAGCGACTCAATGGAGCACGTGCCCGACACGGCGGCCGAGGGGACACGTATCTCGTAGTCGCGAGGCGGTGCCCCTGTGATGTTCTCAGTGACCGAGTAGAACGTGCCGATCGGCAAAGTCGCCGGGTCGTCATTCGCGGCCAACGTGACCGCGAGGTTCCCGCCGCCGTCCAGCGTCGCCACGATCTCAGTGGGAGCGTGGACGGTGCTGTCGTTGACGATCGGCTCCGACAGCCGGAACGTGAACGTCCCAGCCTGCGCCGAGCCGTCATCGTTCTGATACCTGCCAGTGAGCAGGACGTAGGTGAAATCACTGGACGACGGGTCCGGGATGACGGGCACCAGTCACCCCCGGTCATCGCTGTGCAGTTGTGATCGAGGGAACTACCGATACCCCGCGTTATGAGCAGTTCTGGGACGGGCTGACAGCGACCGAAATCGGCCCTACCCTGTGCGCATGACCCAACGGGGGATCGAGGAACTGAGCCCTGCGCAAGTCACCGGCCCGGGCCGGCGGAAACTGCCAGCGGACCTGAAAGCCGCGCTGAACCTTGTGCGAGCATTCGCGGCCGTCTACGTCGTCACCTACCACGTCGCGCAACGCCATCTGCATGGGATCGCTGGCGCGCCGTTCCGGTTCGGTCAAGAGGCCGTGATTCTGTTTTTCCTACTCAGCGGGTACGTGATCTTCGTCAACGAGGTCGACCGCGCGTACCGGGCGCCAGTGCCCTACCTGATCCGAAGAGTCCGCCGCATCTACCCGCCGATGCTGTTGTCGTTGGCGCTGTGCGCGATCCTCTACGCCCTTGACTCCGGTTACAACGGCACCTACACGGCCAGGAGCTTTGTCGGAACCGTGCTGAGCGTGGCCGATATCAGCGCCCTGAAGCCCGGTGTGATCACCGACCCTGTGTTCAACAACAACCCGCTGTGGTCGCTGTCGTATGAGATGGCGTTCTACCTGATGTTCCCGGTGGTTCTCCGGTACTGGCACCGCAGGCACACGGCCACCAACCACGTCGTCGGGCTGGTGTGCGTGCTCAGCTACGTCGTCTACGTCCTACGGCCGAACCACTGGGCGCTCGTCGTGGCGTACTTTTCGATCTGGTGGGTCGGGGCAATCCTCGGTTACGCGACGATCACCGAACGCCGGACGAAGGTCGAAGCGGCCAAAGTGTCGCTGCTCTGGCTCGGCGTGCTGTGCCTGGTCTCGGTCGCTGCGATCAAGTACCGAGGCTCGCACGGCGCCGGGCTGTACCCAGTCCTTCCGGCTCGCCACTTCCTTTTCGCGCTTGCGTGCGCCTGCCTCTGCATGACGCCGCTGACGGTGGTTCTGCGGCGCGTAGCTGTCATGGTCGCGCCAGCCGCCGCTTTCGTCGCGTCGATCTCTTACGGCCTGTACGTGTTCCACTACCCGCTGCTGCTCAACTGGACATTCGCGACCAAGCCCGCGGGGTTCGTGGTGGCGCTCGTGATCCTGGTCGTTCTAGCGTACTTCGGGGACCGAAAGCTAGATGAATGGCTCCCGCGGCCGAAAGCGCGCCGCCATCGTGCTACTGCACCACGTTGAGGAAGAACTGATACGTGGTATTGGCGGCCAGCACGCCGGAGCACTGAATGATGACTTGGTTGGCGTCGAAGTAGACGACCCAAAACTGTCCCGTTGTCGGCGGCGGGCTGTATGTCGGGGTCAGGTTCACGCCAGCGGGCACGATCGCCATGGATGTCGCGAAGGTGACGGTACAGACGTTCGTGTTCGCAGAACCGGGACTCGATCCGGTGGTGACGCTAACTAGGGGCGCTAGGTCTGTCGAGCCATTCGCAGTGTTCGTGATCGACGCGCTAGCGCCCGATCCGAGCGCGGCCCCAGTGGCGACCGTGGGATGAGCGGTGCCGGGTGAGGCGAGGTTGTACGGCTTGTTCGCGCGGTGCCAAGACTTCGAGAGGTAACCGTCGCGCACGTAGGTCCCGGTGCCGAAGGTGGTCGGGTGCGTGACGCCGGAGTTGTCGTTTTCGAGGTCCGGATTGTCGAGGGTCACGTCGTGGACGGTGCCGACGTCGCGCCATAGCGCCTGGCTTGAAGTCGGCTGAGTGCTACCGGAGAAGTGTGAGTTGCCGGTCACGTTCTCGGCGTTGACCTGCGGCCGAATGAAGTGCATCAGGTTCAGGATCGTGCCACCGGCACCGGCCGCTTCCATCCGGTAGGCGTCAGCCGTGCCCGCTGAGCACAGCACGCCGAACGGGTGCTCGACCACCAAGTTGCCGTACTGGATCGCCGACGAGTTCGCCTGAACCCACAGGATGCCACCGCCAATGGAGCGAATAGTCCGAAGTGTGCAGTGCATCGGGTTGACGAGCTTGTAGGCGTAGTGGTTACCGTCATGGCCGAAAACGATGATGTTGTTCCACTGGGCCACCGACAGGCCGTTGTCGAAATAGCTGGCGTAAGCGGGCGGCGTGTATTCGATGCCGTGCCCGGTGTTGGCGAACTGGATCGCCGTGTCGAACACGATTCCGAAGTCCGACAGGTCGACGCGGTTCCCGGCGCCCGTGATCGTGATGGCGTTCGTGGCCGCAGTCTGCTGAACGAGGACCGTGCCGTAAAGCCACGGCGTAGCGAACGGCAGGTCGGCGATCCCCGTCGCGGCAGACCCCGTGACCTGAAAGACCCCAGCCCCGGTGACCTTCATCGACTGCGGGATCACGAGCGCAGCGTTCAGGTAATAGCGCCCCTTGCGGATATGCAGCCAACCATTCACGGGGCACGCCGCGATCGCGGCTGCCAGGTTCGCGGTATCCGTTGCGGCCACTCCGGTGGCCGCTTGGGCGATCACGTCAGGCTGTACATAAGTGCCATTTGCGATAGATCCGCGAACGTACCGGGCGTCCAACTGCGACAACGCCATCGAATCGTTCACGACCGTGAACAGCCCAGTCCCGGCGTCATACTCAAGCCGCACCAGCTGGTTCAACGTCGCCAACGTGACCGACGTCGGCCCACCCGTGGTGTTCAGGTGCTGCCCGGTCAAGTTGACCGTCACCGGGTTCGTCAACGCACCATCGGTGCCCGTCACCCCACCTGCGGTGACCTTGAACTCGTACGTCGTCTTGTCGACGGTAGCGGCCAGAATGGTGCCCGTAGTCGACGCAGTCGCGTCAATGAGGTGCCGCTTGTTCGGAGTCGCCGTCCACGTACCCGACTCGGCGACTTCACCGCCGGTGATCGCCGGCACCAGAACATTCCCGGTGAGCGCATCGACCGACGAAACCCCAGGCGTCGGGTACTCAAGCGGATCAGGTGGCACCTGGTCGGTGAATGAGCCACCGAGCGCAGTGAAGTCGTACTGCCCGGGGTCGGCGAAGAACGACAGGTTGCCGTTGGAGTCCGTCGCCACCGGGTTCGACGTCGTCGTGGCCTTGGTGCGATCGGTGTAGATCGTCGCCAACGACCCAGAGCCATGCGGCTTGATCGTCACCGCAACACCAGGCGCCGCCGGCCCCGACTTGTACGTGATGCCCTTGGTGTAGAGCCCCGCGAACTGGAAGGTCACGATGACTGCCCACGACGCGTTCGGACCCGCTGCACGCGCCTCACAGCAGGCACTGCAGCCGTTTCTGGCACGACGGGATCGGCTGCCCGCGCAGGCTCCCCATACCGGACCGTGGTGGTCTCAGCTTGGGTGAGCCTGCGCGGAACAGCCGGATCCCGGCGCGACGGATAACGGAGCTCGTCCAACGCTTACGCGTCGACCGGGCCGAAGAGGTAGATCTTGCCGACCGCACCCGCAGCACCGACGGTGCCCGTTGAGAACGGCGCACCGCCGACGCCACCGGCGACCGTCTCGGTACCGGAGTTGATGTGATCGTGGGAGAACGCGAGGACGATCACACCGCCACCGCCGCCTGCCCCACCTGATGCGGTGCCGGCCGCGCCAGCGCCACCCGCGCCACCTGCAGCGGAGATGGTGCCGTTGTTTTCGATCGACGGAGCGCTGATGAACACAAATCCGCCGCCCGCGCCGCCGCCGCCGCCCTTGTTCGTGGTGTCACCGGCACCCGAACCACCGCCGGCGCCACCAGCAGCAGCTGTGACACCTGCCGTGGACACGAGGGCGCCGATGAGAGCGAATGACAGGTCATGCACAGAGCCCTTTGCCGCAGTCGGTGCGGTGACCGTGCCACCTGCCCCGCCCGTCGACAGACCGCCCTTGCCGCCCGCCCCACCGAGTGCTGCAGTGAGGTTCGACCCGGCGTTACCAGTCGCCGAGGTGCCACCAGCGCCACCTGCTGTACCTCGCGTCAACGAACCAGCCGTGCCAGCCGCACCTGCCGCGTCGAGCACTGCTGCCGCGCCGATGTCGGAGATGGTGCCGTTGTTGATCAGCATCCCTTGTGAGCGGATGCGGTAGCCGGCGGTGACGATCGTGACGCCGGTGTTGACTGTGATGCCCGTCGCGAAAATGTCGCGGGTCAGCGTGTACACGTTCGATGAAGGCGCGAGGCCAAGGATCGTGGTGGTCCCGTCGAAGACGAGTGCACCGTCCGAGCCGTCGCCGTTGTCGAACGCGCCTGAGTAGATGTTGCCGCTCATCTTTCGGTCCTTGTCTCTCGGGGTGCGCGATCGATCGCGCGTTCAGCGAAGTCGTGAGGGTGGCGCGTGGTGCGTCGTCGCAGCGCCTCGATGAGGGCTGCGCGCGTGACAGCGCGGACCGGCTGCTTAGGGCTCGGCCGGTCCGCATCTGTCACGTGTTCGGTCACTCGTTGAACGCGACCGGGTTGGTGATCGCCGTACCAGTGATCGGCTGGATCGACACCGGGTACCGCGCTGCTGTGAACGCCATGTACTCGTACACCTGAAGCAGCACCGACAGCTGCGCGCCCAACGTCTGCGGCAGCGCCCGGGCGACGACAGGGGCTTCGAACAACCAGAAGTCGTCCGGCTTGCAGACGAGGATCGTGTCCTGGTTGGTGCCCGCGCCGGTGTTCGCCGGGATGTTGAAGTCCTGCTCGACGTTCAGCGACAACATCCGGCCGCCCGTTGACCCTTCGGCCACCGGGTCGGACGGAGCGATCTGCGCCGCGTTGTACGGCATGTTCTGCGCCGGAAGGATCAGTGGCCGGTTGTTCGAGTCGACCGTCTGCTCGATCCATTCCCAGCGGTCCGGCGTCATAAAGACGTGGGTCGCCGGCACGAACCGACTCGATGCGATGTTGCCCTTGGCGTACGCGAGCCGCCCGTAGAGGCCCTTGATGCCGCCGACGTATCCGCCGTCTGCGGTGTTCCATGGCAGCGCCGCGTTGGCCACGCCGAGACCGGTCGTGTTCAACGCACCCGTCACGTCACCCGAACCCGGGCCGACGAGACACTTGTAGTCGACCTTCGCCGCTAACGCGAGCATCAGGTCCTTGAACGTGATCTCGTCGAACGCGATCGGCGAACGCTCCAGCAACTGCAGCGACAGGATCTGCCCACCTGCCGCGGTGACCACCGGGAAGGTGATGAACGCGGTCTCGAGGTCAGTGTCGGAGATGTTGCTGTTCTGCGCGCCTTGCGTGTCGACCGTCGTACCCGAGGTGACCTTCGGGATGTTCAGCGACATTGTGCCGCCGGGGAGGTCCTCCTGGGAACATGCGTCGGCGAACACCCGCCCGGGACGTGCATAGGGCACGTACTTTTGGGTCAGGTAAGCCGGCGGGACGAACTCGCCACCGGAACCAGCCGCGGTGGACAAGTCCCGGTTGTGAATGCCGTTGTCGTCCTTGCGGTTGTTGATGACCTCCATCGTCTGGCGGATCAGGTACTGCTGCGAGCGGGTCGCCGATCCGGCCTTTGCCTTGTCTTCGGCTTCGCGGGCGTCGACCGAGATTTCCTTCGCGTGCTTCTTGAGCCGCTGCACCGCACTGTCGAACCCGTTGACGCCGGGGCCGAAACCCATGCGCACCAGGTCCATCATGTAGCTGTGCTGGCCGCCTTCGCGGTACAGGTGCGGCTCCGACACGACGGTGACGTTGCCGCCGGGGTCGTTGGCAGGCTGGCCGCCAAGTCCGAGCTTCTTGCGGGCTTCCGCTGCCTTCTCGACGCGTGAGCGCTGCAGTTCGACCGCGTCAAGGCGGGCGTCGAGTGCATCGATGTCGGCTTCGAGCGTAGAACGCTCAACGACTTCAGCTTCGGTGAGCGTCTCGCCTGCGATGAACCGTGTCGAAAGCTCGTCGAGGCGACTGAACGCCGTCTCGCGCTTTTCGATCAGTTCCGTCGCCGGGTCGGTGACGGTGCCGTCTGCGCCACGAACAGGCCAGATCGGGTAGCCGTTCTTGCGGTACCCGACCGGACGCATCCGGGTGCGGGGGTGAATGAGTGCCGTCATGGCACACAACTCCTTCGGTGAGAAAAACGGTTGGTGGGATGCCGTTTCGCTGGCCTGCGGAGTGGTGCCATCGACATGCCGGACTGCCCGGCTCGCCGATCAAACGAGTGGGTCAGTTCGGACTGTCAGGGTCCGGCTCAAAAAATGGGGATCGTTCAGGCGGCGCGGTGACGCTTGCGTCGCAAAAGTTCGAGTTGCACACGCGCGCGCTCACGCTCGATCTCGAGCGCACGTGCGCCGGCACCGTCGTCGGGTGCTGTCGGGTTCGATGTGTCGCCCGACTGGGGCGGATCGGCGGGCGTGGCGTCTGCGACCTCCGGGTCGCCGAGGACTTCGGTGACCGACTCGCCAGCATCGGTCAACGATGCGAGCGCCTGCCGGAGCAACTTTTCGTTCGCACCCGACAACGTTTTGCCTTCGCGTGCTGACAGGATCGCCAACTCCACGGCGCGGGTACGGGCACGGCAGTACGGGCCAAGCACCTTCGCCACATGGTCATCGGCCGCAAGTAGCGCAGTAAGGGACTGCTCGAAGATCGGCTCGGCCGAATCCGGCAGCTGCCCTGTGCGAACTTCTGCCATCACGTCGGTAATGCTGCGGGTCGCGACCATCAACGCCATGCCTTCACGGCCGAGCGCGCTGCGCATCTCACTGCGCAGCATCGCCGACGTTTCCGGATTGGCGGGGAAGCTGACGACCGACGTGTCGTAGAGCCGGAGCTCGGTGACGGTGCGCGCCGAATAGTCGGCCGTCCAGTCGTCTTGCATCGCAGCGAAGCTGAACGACATCTTCGACAGGTCGCCGCGCTGCACCGCGATCGCGATGCCGTTGCTGTACGGCGACCGCAGATCCCAATCTGCCTCGTTGCGCAAACCCTGCTTGTCCTCCGACAGCCGCGACGTTTCCGCGCCGGTCGAAGCCAGCGGCACGCCGTCGTGGTCGAAGAACATCATCACGTTCGGGGTCTCGCGCAGGCTCTTCGCGAACGCACCCGACCGGATCGTCTCGACGTAGGTGCCGAGCCAGTCGTGAACGTCGTAGCCACTGTCCGTCGTCGACGCCCAGCCGAGGAAGTTCGCGACCTGCGCCGGCGCGCCATCCTCGGTAGCGTCCATGCGGATCTGCGGGCTAGCGTCGAGCGGCCAGCACCATTCCTTGACCCGCGGCAGTGCGACCGAGCGAGGCTGCGCCTTCACGAGCGCGGTCGCCTTCGCCTCGATCGGCGTGTACGTCGTCGTCTCGGCGACCGTCACGGCAGGCTCGAGAGTCACGGCCCCCTCGGCGTCGATCGCGTAGTTGACCTGCAGCAGATCCCCGCACCAGTCCAACTGGTAGACGGCCCAGTCGTCGGTCATGTCGACGATGCACACGTAGCAGTCCTCGGCAACGGTGCGCGGCAGCGTGTCGTAGATCGCTGCCTGCACCAGCTGCCGGGTGTCGTCGTACGTGCGACCATCCGCGCGCTCCGAGAATCGGGGGTGCACGGTGAGCGCTCCGTCGTCCTGCCAGTCGGCGGGGATCAACGCGGCAAGGTTCGCCTCCCGCGCCTCGACGATCACCGCAGCACGCTCAGCCGTCCCGGCGAGGCTGGCCGCCTTGATCGCCTTCTTCAACGGGTCCATGCGGTTGCCTCCGGCCATACGGAAAGGACCGGTCGCATGACGCGAACGGCTGAGGATGAAGGGATTGCTTACTGGTCGGGTGCGGCAGTAGCGGCGGCGAGAGCCGCCGCGTCCGGGTCGTCGGTGTCTTCGCCCGAGTCGTCTGTGACGCCGACAACTCCGGCGCCCGTCGGGTTCAAGAAGTCGGCGTGGGCGCTGTTGATCGGCGCGAAAATGCTGTCGCTTCCCTGCTCCTGGGTCGGCGGCAGGCCGATGATCTTCCGGGCCTCGTTCGGGGTACCGACTGACATCATCCGCATCGCCGCGATGAGCTTGGCGAGCATCTCCGAGTTCGTCTTGAACAGGTCATTGAGCGGCAGGTCAGCGAAATGCCCGGGCGGCAGCAGCCGCGACCGGGACCGCTTCAACCGGCGCGTGTAGCCAGACAACGTAAACATCGCGAGACCCATGACCATCTCTTGCAGACCCTTGCCCCACGGTCCGCCGTTGTCCGCCGTATCGCCGATCAGATGCGGCGGGACGCCGTAAAACCCGGCCAACTCCGAACGCGAGAACGACCGCGACTCGAGCAGCTGAGACGCTTCGGGTGAGAGCCCGATCTGCGTCCACGTCGCGTCGGCGTCGAGCACGATCGGCACATGCGACTGCGCGAGACCGGAATGGTCGGCGAGGAGCTTCTGCTTCAGCCGGTCCATGTCGGGCTGCAGCATCGGCTTCTTCATCGACAGGACACCGGTCGGATGTGCACCCTGCCCGAACCAGCGTGACGAGTAGTCGTTCGCGGCGAGCGCGATCCCGAGCGACGTGGCACCGATCTCGATCGGGTTCAGGCCCACGAGCCCGCCAGCGAGGGCGATCCACGGCGTGTGCACCAGGTCGGCGGTCGGAATGATCGGCCCGGACATGCCGCCCGCGCGGTACTCGCGCATCCCGTCGACCATCTTGCAACTCACTCGCGACGGATTGAGGAGCTCAATCATCGTCGTGTTGCCGCGCTTGTCTCGGTCGATGACGTGCTCGTACATGTTGCCGCCCAAAGCGAGCGACGCAACGGAGCGGAACCGTCCGTCAGCCTCATCAATATCGGCGTAAGGGTTCGTCAGGATCGGCAGCGGATCCTCCATGACCCGCTCGCCGGCTTCGAGCCGGTACTGCCGCCACTCGATCTCGGCGATCGCATCACCCAGCACGCGGATGCACGACGCGACGGCCATCAACGACAGCGCCGCGCGCTCGTTGACGACCACGCCGGCGGTCGAGCCGAAGAAGTTGGCGCTATTGGGCGGGATTACGGACGGGTCTGAGATCCATCCGTTCCAACCGCCGCCACCGATCGGCATCCCGCGCTGCTGACGGCGCGCATCATTCCGGCCGCGAACCGTCACGGTTTGTAACGCACCGTCGTGTTGCCGTCGTCCTTAGTCCGTGGCTTCCGCGACGGCAACGGGATGACCGACGCGTCGAACACGAACTCGGCAAGTAGCACCAGCGACACGCAGGCGACCAGCAACATCACTGCGAAGCCCGCGATCAGGTACGTGCCCCAAATGCCGAGGCAGGCGCCGACGATCTCCAAGAAGTTCCCGACGTTCAGCTGCATCGGGCCTCCTACGTTGGTGGGCCGTAGCGGACCGTCGTCGTTTCGGCTTGGCTGAGTATCCGCGCGCCACCCGGGCCGCGCTGGACGCCATCGGCAGGCGGTTCGGGATCGTCGGGGAACATGACGTGCGCGTATGCGGTCTGCTCGCTGGCGCGCCATGCCGCCAAGGTGATCGCGACGAGCGGTGAAACGTCGCCGCCGGACTTCGCACGGCCGAACGTGAACCGGCCGTCCCCCATGGACCGTTTCCGCGCGACGGCGATCGCCGCATCAACCTCGACCTGCGGGCCGTGAACGAACAGCCGCTGCGCGATGCCGTCGATCAGATCCGCGGTTGCGGTCGCGACGTCATCGGTTGTCGTCGCATACACGGACAGCCCAGCGGCCTCGAGGTCGGGGATCAGTGAAGCGGCCGGCCCGACCGAGTCGACGACGAACACCGCCGGACCATGCGCGGTGTTCAACTCGACGCAGCGGGCGACGATCCACGCCGTACCTGGCAGGTGCTCGACGATCTCGAGGTGCAGCCGGTCGCCCGACGACGGGCCTGCGGCAGCAACTGAGCTCCATGCCCGGTCGATACTCACCTCGACGGCGAATGCGGCCACGCTCGCGAGGGTCGACTCAGTATCCTCAAGGCCGGGCCATCCGGACAGGTCCAGGTCGGACTGATCGCCCTCGGGCCCGTCATCCCAGATCCCGAGGCGTTCCCGGCCGAACGTGGTGTCGTCCATCGCAGCCCGCTCATCCATCGTGGCGTCATACGACAGCCGCCGACCCAATGCCGGGTTCGCTTTCGCCCAGTTCGCGCGGTCGTCGTAGTCAACATGGCCGTCTTTCGATGCCACGACCGACCACTCATGCCAACACAGGCGCGGGTCCTTGCCTTCGTTGCCCGCCTTGCGCATCCGCGTCCACACTTCGCCGTTCATCGTCGGCGACGGCGGGGTGCCGGTCATGATTTCCTGCGGGTTCCCGAGCGGCGCGGCGGAGATCGTCGGCCGCAACGCGGCGTGCGTGTCGAACGACAGGTCTTGCGCCTCGTCGAGGACAAGCACGTCGACGGTGAATCCACGGCCGGAGCCTTTCGAGCGTGCGACGAACTCCACCGACGCGCCGTTTTCCAGGAAGATTGCTTCCTGGCCGTTCGTCCGCCGAATGCTGAGCACCAGATCGTGCAGTTCCGGGAACTTGCGCTCGTTGTCGAAGAAATGCAACAGCCGCGTGAACGCCTTCCGCGCGGTCTTCACTTCGTGGGCGGTGTGGAGGAACTTCTCCCCGAGTTGCACCATGCCGTAAAGCTCGCGGATCTCGAGGACCGCGTTCTTGCCGTTCTGCCGCGGCACCGCAAGACCACACCGCGGCGACGCCCAATGCCCGTTCGGACGAAGGCCGAGCCAGCCGTCGAGCACGTCCTCTTGCCAGTCGTCCGGCACGAGGCCATATGCGGCGCTCAGAAAGACTGCGTCGTCAGCTTCGCTTAGTCGCGCGCGGGGCACGAGGCGCACGCGTGGCGTTTGCACCCCGAGTAGCGCGGCGGTCCCTGAGCTCGTCGAGCGCACTCTTCACCTGCGGTTTCGCCTGGGCATCAGCAGGGAGCGCGGCGAGCAACTGCCGCAGGGAACTCGCCGTCGCGTTGGCCTTCACCAGCGCATCGTCGATGTGGAGCTCGTAGTCCTCGGTGAGCGTCCGATGGACCAGCCGGGCCCACGTATCGACCTCGCCGCGCAAGATCAAATCGAGCTTGTCGAGCCGATCCTTCGCGCGGCACGCCTCCAACAGCAGTGCCACCTGAGCGGCCGGCATCGTCGCGGCCGCGAACGCCGACCAGAGTGCCAAACCACCCTCAGACAGGCCCTCGGGAACCGCCCGAACGACCGACTCGGCCATCCGAGCGCCATTCGGGGGGATATTTTTGCTGACTGGCGGGTCAGTGTTTTGCGCGTTTTGTGGGTCTACCCCACCCCCCGCCTTACCAGGCTCTGCTGCGCCATGGCTTGGGGCGGAGGTTGCGCCCTGCTGTGACGCGGCCACCTTTCGAGGCGCCCGCTTGTTGGTTGCAGGGGCGGTGGCAGGGGCCGATGCGTGCGGTGCGGTCATCGTTGTGGCCTACATCCCAGGGGGTTCCGGGTTGAATCCAGCGTGATGGGAAGAGGCAGCGGGGTTGTGCGCAGTAGGCGTTGCCTGCTTCGACGATGGGGCGCAGTCGGCGGCGTTCCTGCTGGTGGGCGTAGCCGTAGCCTCGGGCGGCTGTCTTGCCGGGTCGCCATGGCACTGCACTACCAGCCGTTGGTGTCCCACACGTTGCCCTGTGGGTCTACTAGGGCGGTCGGCGGGATCGGTCGGGACTGCATCTGCTTGCGGGTGATCTCGGCTTGGCCGTAGTCGTGCGGCGTGAAGTTGATGACGGACTGGGTGATGTGCAGCTTTGAGCCTTGGTAGTGCGCGACGTGGAGTCGTCGTGGGTCAACGTGGTCTTGTTGGAGTACGGCGCGCCAGATGACGCCGTGACCGCGCAGCACGTGCCAGGCGGCTTGGAGTCGACGGCCACGTAGCCAGGCGGGTTGCTTCATGGCGTGATCGTCAGCCTGATGGTGTCAGGGTGTTGAGCCGGTCCAGCAGGGCGTCGATGCGCAAATCGAGGTCGGTGCGGCGGGTGATCGCGTCGGGTGGGCAGTCGAGGCGCAGTTTCCGTAGCTCGACTAGCAGGGCGAGGATGCCGGCGCGTGCTGGATCTTGGCGGCGGTTCGGCAACAAGGTCATGTGCGCCACCGCCTGAACGGCAAAAAGCCCACCAGTGCAGCGCTATGGCTGGACGGTGGGCAGGTTTTGGGCGCAGTTGAAGCTCGGGAACGTTGCAAATACTCCGCTAAGTCCACGCAAAGGTCAAGCGTTTCCACAATCCCAGCGCGTCAAACACCGTACGGCCTCATGTGTCAGCGCGCCGTTATGTCCGTTTTCGGCGTCTGCCGCGTGGCTCGTCGGAGGTCGATTTCGCGACCGCCAACACGTCGCCGAGGCGGAATGTGGCTCTGCCGTAGCCGTCGCGTCCGGCTTGGGTGAGGAGGTTGCGGTGGACCCATGTGCGGACCGTCGCCGGGTCGACGGCGGCCAATTCGGCTGCGCGGGCTTGGGTGACGAGTTGTTCGGCGGCTTTGGTGCCTTCCCAACGTCCGGATGCGCGGGCTTCGTCAGCGGTGACCAAAATCAGTCGCTCGTAATCGGCGGGCGTCCAAGTACGTCTGCAGCCGACGCACTCCACGTGTTCGTCGCCGTCCCACATGACCAGGGCGCCGCGGCATTCCTCATCGGGGCATGGGACGACGCCGACGCGGCAGCCTCGGGTATCGCCCAAGAATCGGCGGATTGTGCGGCGCAGGTCGAGGAGCTCTTTCGCTGCGTCGACACCGGTGAGGTCGAGGAGGTGGAGGCATTCGTCGTCGTTGACCGTTGTGACCAAAGATCCGAGGGCTTCGTCGGTCAGGGCGGCCAGTTCGGAGATTTGCCGCCGGCGCATCACCGGTGTCGCGGGTAGCCGGATCAGGGTCTGCAGGTGGGTGCGCAGGACGGCGCACGAATGGGAGATCAGGTAGCCGGTGGCCGAGTCGATGGGTCGGTCGATCGCTTCGACGCCTTGATGTGCCTCAATTTCGACGGTTTCGCCGCGCTCCGTCTCATCCGGTAGCGCGGGCAGATCCGACTGTTTGACGACTAGCCGCAGGCGGGTGGCGACTCTGAGTGTTCTAGGTGAGCGTCTCTGGGCGGGCGCTAGTTGCTGTGCGGCGGTGACGACGTCCATCCAGCAGCCGAGGATGTCGACGCAGCGGCGCATCATCGCGTCCGCGCCACCATCCAGCTGCAAAGGGGCGTGGGTCTGTTTGACGCGGCCACCCTGATTGCCGGGCGGTGCCGGTCGCATGCCGGGCTGCAAAGCGAGCCACAGGCGGGCATACAGGGTCGGCAAATCGCCCAATGCCGAATGCAGGGCGTATTGGCAGTCGCCGCACAGCGGCTGATCCGTCTCGGGCCGCTGATCGGCATCGTGAGGTCCGGGACAGCTCCATTTCTCCTCGGTCACCTGTCGAGGCCAAGCTGAGCGCGCGTGACCGTCTGGATGCCGAGGAACGGCGCGATCGGCCGATATACCGGCTCAGCTTCTGGCTTGGGTGTTGACATGATCGTGAACGGGCCAGAGACGCCGGCCGAGTGGTGCGCGGCGGCCTCTAGCGCGATTTCGATACGTGTATGCGCTTCGGTGCGAGGGATCGTCGTCGCGTGGAGCGCACCAAGTGCGTAGTCGCGTCCGCAGCCGACCGCGATGTAGCCATCCTCCGAGCGGCCGATCTGGTAATCCTCGTAGATCACGTACAGCAGGCCACCGATGGCGACTAGGAACGTGCCGCCCTGCTCGCCGCCATCTTTCGCTCGGGCATATCCGCCAGCTTTGAGGCATTGCCGTACCGAGTCGATGAACGCGGTTGCCATGAACCTGTCGACGTCCCAGCCGCTGGGCTCAGGCGGCCGGAGGCTGTAGCGCAGCAGTTGGCCCATGCGAAACGACGCGGTGAAGCCCATGACGTACGGGCCGACGCGGAAGACCTTCGTGTCGGAGCGAACAGTCAGATCCCATCCGCCGACGCCAGCCGAATCGCCGCCGATCAGCACATGGTCGCCATCGACCACACCGACGATGCACGTCACAGCAGACCGCCGTTGAGCTTGTCATCGAACTTCGATGTGTCTGCGGTCAGATTGACCGTGACGGACGGTGGCGCGAGCGTTTGGCCGGCCCAGTTGCGGCAGACCTTCGACGCCAACTTCAGCCCTTGCGACTCCGCTGGCTCACAAATGCCGATCAGTGAATCGAGGTTTGCAGCCATGTCGGTGAGCGTCCGAGCACGCGTGTACTTCGCTGTCAGGTCGACTTCGCGGTTGTATTCGAACCGCATGTTGTTCTCCGATGAGACGCGTTTGCGGTCGGAGACGAACGCTGAGACGACGCCAACGGCGAGACCTACGAGCGCAGCAACGATGAACGGGCCCATCCGGCAAGGGTTACGGCCGGTGTGTCAGCGTTGTCGCTATTCGCCGTCGAGTCCTCTGGTAGGAGTAGAACCAGACTCGATTACGGAAGGAAGCGGGGCGCGGCGGACTGTGTTGAATCCCGGAACCGCGACGCTCATGTGTTTGTGGACTGGGCGCTGCCCTTGGGCGTCCACGCTGTCGTAGGTGCGAGTGCGGAGCCGACACCTGACGCAGCGCCAAGCCCGCACTGGCAGGTTCCAGACGCCGCCGCGCGTCCACCCGTCGCGCACGTAGATGTGCTCGCAGGTCATGGCTTGATCCCCGAGGTGGGCTTGTCGTTCAGTGCGGCGTCATACATGCGCGCTAGGTACTGGGCCATGTCCGTGCGACCGCGTTGGAAGGCGGTCCTGGCCTCTTCCTCCAGCGACCGCTGTCCGTTGCGCCACGTCCCGATCTCTTTGCGCAGCGCCTTGTTCTCGGCTTCCAGCGCCTCGATCTTCGCCCGCAGCTCGTTCCCAGCCGTAGAAGCCCCAAGATCAGCGAGCAGAGCCATGATGCTGCCGGTGAGACCGTTGAACATGGTCGGGTAGTCGTAGCGGCTGACCCAGAACAGAACTAGATCATCGACGCGGCGTCCAAGTGCTTCGGTGTCACTCACTGATGGCCTCCCCAAAGGACTCAGCGACAGGGACCAAGGCGGCGGCCCGGATCTCGGCGTACTTGCGGCCTTCGCGCTCCCATCGGCGGAACGCCTCATTCAACGCGTCCTCGATAACTTCTAGCAGCGCGAACTCAGGCTCCTCGGGGTCGACAACTGAGCACTGTTGGGTCAGCGCCGAGCCGCCAATGCCACCGCCCCGGCGCGACGTGTTCCCGTAGGTGGGGTGAAGTTCCACGTGCTCGATGTAGAGCAACGCCAGCGCACGGTCTCGTTCAAAGTGAGCCTCGTCTAGCGGCGCCAAGTTTTCTTTCGTTGCTAAGTTCTCTTGTAGAGCAAGACGAGACTCACTTACGAGCGCAGACTTGAGCCGGGCGACCTCCGCGATGAGCGCAGGGACGGCGCTGCGGGATGCGGCGACGAAGGCCGCGTCGGCTATGCGCTGCTCGTCGCGCGTAATCGTCGCGCTCGCGAAGCCCGCAACGTACCGCTCATCTGGCTCGCCTTCATCTGGCTCGGGGCCGTCAGCGGCGACCCATGCGTACTCCCGGTACCACGGTGCCGGTGTCGCCTTGTCGCAGAGTGCTTGCAGCGCGTCGAGGTCTAGCGCCGCCTGGTTCTGTTCGTTGAGTTCTTGTTCCCGTTCAACCCCAAAACTCGACGACGAAAGAGAACTTGGATCCGGAGGCAGCAGTAGGCGCAGGCGTAGAGTCAGGCCCTCGTCCTCGCTCCCCAGATCGGGATCGTTTTGGGCAGCGTGGTGCGGATGCACGCACGGATCGCCGCATTTCCAGCCGTTGGCCTCAGCCGCAGCGTCGAACCAGTGACCGCAATGCAGGCAGCGCCAATCAGTCTCCCGCAGCTCCAGGGTGTGCCCGTTGTGTCTGCGAAGAACGGGCTCGCCATCCAGCGCAGGGTTCCCGGGACTTCCCTGTTCGTCCCTGTCGGTGCTGTCTGTAGGTGAACTCACAGCGCTACCTGCTCGACGACAGAAGACGGGGCGCCGGAAACCTGGCCGACGTAATGCCACAGGTAGCCGTCGCCGTCCCAAACCAGCTCGATCGGCCCATCAATCGGCTTCGCATCGTGCGGGCCGTCGTAAGCCTCAATCGCGTCCTCGTTGACCCACGGAAGAATGCCGCACTCGTCGCTAACCTTCTGCTCGTGTTGGTCAGGTGCAACGCAGCCCTCTTCGCACTCCGGGCGCACGCAATACTCGTGGCACCATGCCGACCTGCCGCTGTCGCACTTCACCGTCGGTCGGCATGAGTAGTCATCGAAGAACCATTCGACGCTGTGCCCGAGAAGCGGCGCCCGGCCCAAGTTCTCTGTCGTAGTCGAGTCCTTTTTGTCTTCACCCATTACTGCTCACCCCAAGCTCTGGCCGGATTTCGGTTTTGCCGCCGGTCACCAGTTGAACTGCTGCCCGGTGAGCGCACGTCGGGTCGAGGTACTTCGGGCAGGTGCAGCGCCACGTCTCACTACCGTCCGGCTCGACGTGACCGTCAACGATGTGCGCGCGGCCGGGAACGTGCGACTTGACGACGGCAGTGACGAACACGTTGTCGGCGACGGTGCGGACGTCGGACACTTCGACGTCGCCACGCCGCAGATACCCGAGCGCCTTGGTCCGAAGGTCAATACCAGCCATCGCGCACCTCGTGACTTTCCGCCGCGCACGCCGAACCGTAACGGCCTTTTATGTAGGCGACGCCGTTGTCGACTTGCACTCGCCAATCGGTCGCCGTCTCGTCAAGCCGCTGTGCGATCCCGAACGCTGTCGAGGTCGGGTTGTTCGCAGTCGCTCGCCAGCCGCTCTCACGTGCCCACAACGGCCGCAGGCACGCGAACTGCGCGACACCGACCAACCGGAGCGCGTAGGCCTGCGGGGCGCTCAGTGTCGGTGTGGTCCCGGACGCCGACGCTTCCCCACGTCGAACGTCCGGGACCTGAACATCCGGCAGCGATGGGCCCGAAGCTCTGACCGCCGGAATGGTGGGTTGCGCCGCCGCGACGGGGGACGCGGGCGGCGCAACGATCAGGGCTGGCCGACGCCAATCGCGGGAGGCGCTTTGTGACACGCGCACTCGCAGGTCAACACGACGCACTGAAGATGCGACAGGCTGGCGACCGAGCAATACCACCCAATGAACGTCATTGTTCTCCTTTGTTGAGCCTTTCGCAGTCCCGGGTGTCAGTGAGATCGTCAGCAACGCGACAGCACAGAGGGCTGCGAGACGGCGGATCACGGCGCAGGCCGCGTTATTTCACGGACGATGCAGGCCGAGCACACCAGTCCCCGCGAAACGTCCCCAGGGTCCGGCATCCCGGCCCCGCACCGCACGCACATCTTGGCGACACCCGAGTCGCCGACTGGCCGCAGATCGCCGTCCACAACCAGCTGCGCGCGCTTCACGGCTCGCGTCAGTTCGGCCACGACGGAGACGGCCGACTGATTGGCGTGGATCGTCAGCGCATCGACCTCTTCGATGAAACGCTCGTAAACGTTCATGCGGTTCTCCTTTGGTCGAACAGCAACATCTGACCGGGCCACGCACGCTTACGGCCGCGACCGCACGGCATCGTCAACACAAGTCCACGACGTGGCAGCACCAACCCCAACCGGTGCCTGAGGCGTCGTTCCGCTTCGTAGATACGGTGCGCTTCGATGCACGGCTGACACCGCGACCCGTCCGGCAAACACGCACCAGCCACATAGCGGGAACGCGTCCCGTGCTGCGCGACCCTGCGCGCAGGCAGCCCGAGGCCGCGGGCGAGCATCGTCAACTCCCCCGGCGTCAAACCGCCGTACACGCCCTCGACGACACCGAGCGGCAAACCGGCCATCCCCCAACTGCGGCACTCCGCGAGCACCGGACAGCTGTCGCAGATTGCTTTAGCGGTCGGCCACGAACTGTCGTCGTGCCAGTAGTCGGCATCTGCGTCGAGGCAGGCCGCACCCGACGTCCAGGTTGGCGGGCGAAGTAGGACGCTCATGCGGCATCGCCTGCGATTTCGCGGAGCCGCTCAGCCGCCCGAGTCATTTCCTCGGCCATGCGCAGCAGGCGCGAGTGCTCGGTCGCTAGCTGCCTGTCACCATCGAGCGCGGCGCGTACCAGTTGCCCAGCGCGTGCGCCACGTTCCCCGGTCACGTCGCCGTATTGGCTTAAGGTGAACCCGGCCTCGCGCTCGAACGCGCGGATACTGTCCCGCAGCGCCGTCAGTTCATCTCGGCAACGCTCGTACATGTCGCGCCACTGCTTATTGGCGCCCTCGTGTGAGGCGACACCCGCATTGAACCCAGCATCACGCGCGGCCTCAATGTCCTCCGGTCGGCTCTTCGGTACCGCGCCGGCGCCGCGCAGCAGACAGACGAGCCACGAACGGTCGATGACCCGCTGCTCCGGGGTGCGCGGCAGCTTCGGCGCCTGCACAACAGCGCGCAGCTTGTCGCCTTGCGCGACCAACAGGCCCCAACCGGTCGGCATCTCCGCCGCCTTCGCGACACCCTCGGCAGCGACAAGCCACCAACGGTCACAACGGGCGATGAACCCGTCCGCTTTCGCCGGATCGGCCAACTCGCGCAACCAATCGGAGCGGCTGACTTTCACTTCGTAGCCGTGGAGCTCGTGCCCGCGCGACTCCCACAATGACAGGGCGAGTGCATCGATCGTGCGGGTCGCTTTGAACCCGGCCTCGTTGCGGACGCCGGTCATGAACGCCCACTCGCCGTTGTCCCTACCGGACGGCGCGTGCCGTGCGCGCAGCAGCGCGATCATCTCCGACTCGGTGCGCTTCGTCAGCGTCTCGGCGGTCATGCGGCATCGACCGGCTCGAAGCATTCGTCGTACCCGCCGAACTCATCGAATCTGACGGTTCTGCCGTCGTGGAGGATCACAGCCCACGTGTACGGGTCGTGCATCGGCGGCACGATGAACCCCAACGCGCGCGCCTCAAGCGGATACGCGTGGCAACGCGAATGGCACGTCCGGCACAGCGCCGCACAGTTCGCGACCAGATCCGGGCCGCCTTGCGACCGCAACAGGCGGTGATGCCCATCGAAGTCGAACACCGCCTCGCCACTGCGGTCATCGACGAAGAACGTGAACGGGCAACCGCAACGCTCGCACCGACCACCTGATCGCCGAACCGCTACGAGCCGAACCTGCGCCGACGGCGTACCCGGACCGGACGTGCCAATCACCGGCTTCGGCCGGCGTGCCCGCAAACTTGTGCGCCGCAGCGGCGTCTTCCGTTCGAGCGGCGTGGTCCGCTTCAACGGCCCCGACGGCTTCATACGGCTTCCCACAAGGTGCGCGGGATCTCATCGGCGCCGTGGCTTTCGCGCGGTCGCGATGGGGTGTCCCAGCCCTTACGCGCGGGTCGCTCGGCGATGATCCGATAGCCAGCTGCACGCAAGCTCGCGCCTGACTCGCCCAGTTGGTTATTGGTGATCAGCCGCCGATATCCGAGCGCTTTCGCTGCGCGCCATGCGGCGCCGTACAGCATCGAGCCGACATTCTTCGTGCCGTCGGTCGCGGCACGGACAACCTCGATCGTGCGGCCATCGTCGAAGTGCCGGGCGACCGGACGACTGCCAATCGCGACGCCGACAAGAATCGTGCCGTCGGCAACGCCGAGCGCGAACTTCATGCCAACCGGCGGCCCCAAATGGCGATGCCACATCACGACGAACTTGCAGGCGTCACGAAAACTGATCGGAACCACGTCGAGGTCGCTCATGCCGCCACCCACGGCCACGGAGACCCCGCACGCAGCCGCTTCGGCCACGTCCGTTCCTCGCGAGGCCCACGCCACGGCACCAGGTCAACGAGCCGCTCAGCTTCCGCATGCTCATCGGATGCCAACCGCAGCCCGTAACCGAACTCCGGCCACCGCAGCCACAACGACGAACCGGACGGCCGCACAGGTCGCTGGCCTTTCGATGAGTCCCCATGGCCCGCGTGGTGCTCCATCAGCAACGTGCAACCCATCGCCCGGCAGTCATCGAGGACCCGCTGCACCTTGCGGATGAACTCTTCCTTGTCCGGGTCACCGTCGTGCAGCTTGTACACCGGCCCGATGCTCAGCAGCGCGGGCGTATGCTGCTCCACCTTGCGCAGCAACCAGCGCCGATCAGCCGGATCCAGCAAGTTGATTCCGGACGGTCGGGTTTCGATCCACAAAAGCCAGTCCTCACGGGTCAGGTCGTAGCGTTTCGTCGCCCACTCCAACGACTGCAACATCCGGTTGACCTGCTTCGACCCGTTCTCGCAGTCGACGATCAGGACCAGCTGCGGGTCGATCGGCTCGAAGTCGAACGGATGCAACCCGGCCGACACGCACACCGCGATCTGCCGGATCAGCATCGACTTCCCGAGGCCCTCGTTGCCGGTCACGATCAGCCGGTCACCACGCTCCAACAGACCAGGCACGAGCCAGTCGTACGTCATCGGCTGTGCCATGAACTCGGCCGCGTTCGGCGTCTGCGAGTCCTCCTGCTGCATCCCGAAATCGCGCACCGCCGCCATCTCAGCCGCGGCCCGGTCGGCGATCTCATGCGCGTCCACGTCGGGGCTGTACGCCATCTGCGCCGCATGCTCAGAACCCCGGATGACGGCCCGCAGGATCGCCCGATCACGCACGATCGCCGCGTAGTACGTCGCGTTCGCCGCCGTCGGAACAGCCGAAATCAGGGTGTGCAGGTACGGGTGCCCGCCGACCCGCACGATCTCCCCAGCGGCCATCAACTCAGCCGCGACCGTGACCGCATCCGCAGGTTTCCGCTCCGCCGACAAGGACGCGATGACCGCGAAGATCGTCTCGTGCGCCGGCCGGTAAAAGTCCCGTGCCGACAAGATCTCGAGGACCTCGACGCGGGCCCGGTCGGACAGCATCATGCCGCCGAGCACCGCCTGCTCCGCGTTGATGTCCTGCGGTGGGGTCCGCCCGATCGGCGGCTCGAGATCCTCGACGGCCGCGGTCATGCTCCGCCCCGCATCCACTCAAGGTCCGTCGACACCGGCGGCCTCGTTTGCGGCGCGGCTTGCCGGCCGTCGCGTTCGGCGTAGCTCTGCGCGTTGCGCATCCACGTCCGCCAGGCAGCCGTCCAGTCTTTGAACGTCGAGCCTTTGGCGGTGTGGAAGTCGCGGAACTTCGCGGTCTGCGAGTCGGCATCGACGAGCGGGATCTCGGTAGCGGCCCAAGCTCGCATACCGTCGGTTACTGCGAAGTCGTCTGGGAGTGTGGTGCCGCGCTTGCGTCGGCCAACCATGCTCCCTGCTACATGCTCCATGCTCCCTGCTACATAAAGAAGCGCTGATTTATCCGGATCGGGCGCGGATAAATCCGGATCGAGTGTCGTTGGGGCGCTGACCTGCGCAGATGCGTCTGCGGGCTCGTCTTCCGGTTGGTCCGTCTGGATTTCTTCGGACTCGTCGGAAGAAATGCGCGTGGCGTCCGCATAAATCTGTGCGGGTGGTTCGGGGTGCTTACTGGCAACCCTCGGGTCGAGTCGCTGATGCTTCGAGAGCATCGGCAAGAACAGATACGTCTCGCCGCCGACCGTGTACTTCACAGCAACGCCGACGGTCACGAGCTCCTCGCGCAGACGCGCAACAGCGTCGTCGTTGAGGTCCGGCTCGTACGGGAAGATCTGGCCCTTCAAGTACTGCCTGCCGCCGATCAACCGCGCATGCTCATCAGCGAGGTTCCACAGGCCGATGTACAGCATCCGGGCATCACGCGTTGTCGCCCGGGCTAGTTTCCGGTCGACCCAAAACTCCGGCTTCACACTGCGTATGCGCGCCACTAGGCGACCAACTCGCCAGTGATGGCCTCAGCAAGTGTGCCGATCAGATCGCGCGCCGCTGGTGGCGTGACGGCGTTGCCCGCGAGACGCACACGTTCGCGGCGGTTGCCGAGCAGCACGTACTCGGGGGCAAATGCCATCGCGGCCTGGATCTCGTGCGGTTCGAGCATCCGGAACTCGCAGTCGTCGACGTCGACGGCCAGCGATGCGAGTGCTTCGCCTTCGACGGTGGTCTGCGTGCCCAGAGGTTCGCCAGGTGATCGAGCGGGCCCGTTGTAGTCGACAACCATGTGTTGCCACGACACGAGCGACTGATGCCCTGCGGACGTGAGGGTGGTGTTGTTTTGGCGCAGCGGCACCACGAAGGCCGTCTCATTGCGTGCGGTCTGCGTTCGCATCGGGGCGCTCGCAGGCGACGCGGCCTTGCCCTCTCGGCCTTCGACGGGCACGAGCAACGCTTCGGCTTCGCGTGCGGTGCGGGTTCGCAGCACATCGTCCGTCGACGTCGCGTCGTCGTTCCAAGTACCACCAGCTGGCACCAACAGGCCGAACACGTTGCCTGACGCGGTCGCGGTCGGGAGCGCGTCTTTCAGGTCAGCGGTGCGCTGCCGGCCGTCGCCGGTGTCGCCTCGGTGGATCGTCAGGAAGGGATGCACGGCGACCGCTTTGGTCAGCGTTGTCGTCGGCGTGGTGAGTGACTGGTCAACGGGCCACGCGCGGATGTAGCCGGATCCTGGCCGCTCGTAAGTGTTGCCAGCCGCTTCGAGGGTGATCGGTCGCGCGAACTTGCGCAGGCCTGCTTCGATGCGGGCGATGGTTTTGGCTGCGAGTGGCTTCTTGCGGTCACCGATCCGTTGGCCGCGCATCGTCCAGTCGATCGCCGCTGCGGCGGGCAGCCAAGCGGGTTCGACGACAGCATTTCGGCACGCGGCCTTCGGGCACCGGTAGAGGTACTGCTGCCGGTAGCGGCCCCACTGGCCGTCGGGCTTCTTCCACGCCTGCATCGCGGTCACAACGTCGTCGCACACCGAGCACCAAGCGACCGGGCGAGTCCACCGGTTCAGGTCGGGGCAGCGGATGGCGTTGAGGTGCCCAACGCAGTAGAACCGGTCGCGTGACTGCGGCGCCGGCAAGCCACCGGCTTGGGCGTGCATGGAGTTCAGGTATACGAAATGCAGGCAGTAGCCAGCGGTGCGCAGCGCCATCTTCCACGGCTCGAAGTACATCCAGTAGCGGACGTCGACGACGTTCTCCACGACGAAACCCTTGTACGGGTGACCTCGTAGCGTCATCGCTTCGACGAACCGGCAGACGTCCCACATCGTGGCGCGCGAACGATCCGCTGCAGCATCGGGCAGCACGTCACCGAACAGATCCGGCTCGGTGCTCGCACGTCGCTTGCCACGCGCCTGTGAGTGGTTCGTGCATTCCGGCGATGCCCACAGGATGTCCGTGGCCGGATAGCGGCGCGGGTCGGTTTGGGAGATGTCGGCGCAGTCGTGGTCGGTGTCCGGGTGGTTCTCCTGATGCGTGTCGACGGCCAGCTGCCAATGGTTCGCCGCGATCCGAACGGTCACGCCCGGGATCTGAATCGCGCCACTACTGGATCCGCCGGCGCCACAGAACAGATCCGTCATGTCCAGGGCGCTCATGCGGGTCGCACCGGCATAAGCAGTCCCCGGTACGTGTCGGCGGGCTCGGCGGTGAACATCACAACTTTGCTGGCATCGGTGACTCCGAGCCGCACCTGGCCGACTATCGGTGCGAGCACGTCAAGCAGATAGGCGGCGTTGAACCGCAGCGGCAGCCGAAGACTCCCCTCGTACTCAAGGTCTTCGGATGTGCTCGGCCCTTCGGCGGTGCCGGAGTCGACGTGCAACGTGCCGTCGACGAATGCGAGGGTGACCGGCAGGCTGCGTTCGTTGACGGCTGCGGTGCGCTTCAACGCGTCGATGAGCGCCGCGGCGTCGAGTGTGACTTCATGTTTCGGGGTTGGTAGCAGGGAACGCCATTTCACGTACTCGTCAGCGATCAGCCGCGTGCTCGACGTGCGAGTGTCTGTGGCAAGCGCGATTGTCGATTCGTCGCCGTGGATTCGCACCTGGCCGTCGTCCAACGCTGCGGCAGATTTCAGTGATGGCAGCGGGATCGTCGCCGCAACGTCCTCGCCGGCCCACGGCAAGCTGAACGTGTGGATCCGGTACCGGTCTGTTGCGGTGACCTCGAGGGTCCCGTCGGCGGATTGGAGCCGGACCCCGCAAATGCTGCCCAGCCCGTCAGGGTCGACCGCTTGGCCGCCGTGCTTCAACGCAGCGGCGAGGGCTTCGCCGTCAACTGTGCCGAGCAACGGCGGCATAGCGGGCAGTGCGGGGTAGTCGTCGATGGGTAGCAGCGGGATCGTCGCTTTCGCGCGGCCCGCGGCGATCGTGAGGTGCCGGTCGTCGGATACCAAATCGATCGGGCCGGCTGGCATCCGGCCGAGGAGATCCACGAGGTACCGGCCGGGGACGAGGATGCGGGTGTCCGGTGCGTCGACGTTGAGGCTCGACGTTGCGGCGAGTTCGTAGTCGAAGCTGCTCGCGGTGAGTTTGCCGTCGAGCGTTTCGAGGAGGATCCCGGCGAGGATCGGGTGCGTCGGGCGGGACGGCACTGCATGGGCGACGGCTGCGATTGCTGCGTGGAGGGCTTTCTGCTCCGACCGGAGCTTTAGCGTCATGCGACTTTCGCGATCTCGTTGACGACAGCCCACGGCAACGACCTGCAGGGTTCGGCTTTGCAGAACGACAGGTGCGGCGGCTGGTCAGGATGCGCGAGCTTGTGCAGCTGCTCGAACGCGCGCGCCAAACCAATCACGTCCGTTTCGCGTACAACGCCGAGCAACGGCTCAGGGTCGGGAGTCAGGAAGTCCGGGGCACAGTCCTCGTGGTCGCAGTCACCCGGGCCGTGCCAGCCTTGCGCGCTCAGGAGCGCCTTTGCGGCCTCTTCGAGCGTCGGCTCAGTGGTCGTCATGTGGTCTCCTTCAGTCGGGTCACACGTAAAGAGGGACTCGACGAGGGGACGTCGACAGTCGGCACGGACAGTTGGTTAGCGGCGTAGTCGGCGCGCACCTGGTCCTCGTCGAGAACGCTCTTCGTTCCGGACGGATTGGTCATCGAGATCCGCCAGCCTTTGGCGGTGCCACGCAGGCCACGGATCAACGGCGCTAGCGTGCGCTGCTCTTTGTCAGCCGCCGACTTGATCTCCCCGGCTGTCCCGTAGGCGTCGATCGCCGCTACCAGTTCGGCGTCGGTGATGACCTCGTTCTCGGCAGGTGCGCCGTCGCGGCACAACGTGAAGAAATCGCACACGGCCTGGCACCACGCGTAGGGGCGTTCGCGGCGCAGCTGCTCGCCAGCGGTCTTGCGGGCTTGAATGTCGGCGAGGCGCATTAAGGCTCCGTCGGCGACAGCACGGTCGAATGGTCGCTCGAACAGTTGCCAGTCGGGGAACTTCCCATCGACTGGTACCGCAAGGATTGCGACCGTGGCCGGTTCGTGCACAAGGCCGGCGTCGATGAGTCCAGCGCAGTATCCGTTCACTTGGTGCCAAGCCATCGCGGTCTCGTCGCGCTGCCACGCGGTGAGGTTCGCCATCTTCGTGGTCTTCAAGTCGATGACGCGGTGCGTTTCGACGAGGTCGGCGTGGCCTGGGATGCCGCCGTACACGGTCGGGACTTCGATGCCGACGAGCTCGTCGGACAGCTTCGCCAAGATCGGCAGCAGGAACTCGTGCAGCGCGGTCCCGCGAATCATCGGCCACCGGTCGGAATCATCTGACGCCCAAGCGTCTTCCAACTGATAGCCGATCGCGGCTTCGCAGTCGGCAAGTGATGACCAGCCGATCGCGGTTTGCAGTGAGCGTTCGGTGGCCGCGTCGTTGTCCTGCAACGTCTTGACGGCAGCGGCGAGAGTGAGCGTCATGGCGTCACGCTCGCCAGCAGGCCGAGCACGCGACCGGCGTCCTCAACTTGATCCCAAAGCTTTCGGTCACCCGAATGCCGGTCGGGGTGCGCCGCGGCCCGTGCGCTACGAAAGATGGGCGCCATGTCGGCCGGGTCCAGCCGGACGCCCGTCGTCGCTTCGAGAACCTCGATTGCACCCGTTCGCGTCATGCGCGTTGCGAGGGAGCCGTCACCAGCAGGGAGCGCCCGAAATCCTTGGTACTGCTCGCCCCTGCGCGTGATGCCGTACCGCTCGACCTTGCGGAGAGCTTCGAGCCCGAGCGTGATGGCACGCAGATTGTCTTGCCAGGTGGTGAACCGGTCGGTGGCGTAGCGGAGCGGTCCTTCCGATGTCTTGGGTAGGGACAGCACGACGCCCGCGTGCTCGGCCCGCGCATTCGCGTACGGACGACCGTCAACACGAAACTGTTGGGGCGGTATCGCGACCTCAAGGATCGGATGCTGCGCATGAAGTGCCCGCAGTTCGACCGACAGTTGCGCGAGGGTCTTACCTAGAGTGGTCGAGAATGGCGAACGTTCCTGCTTCGAGTAAGGGGTCAACTCGCCGGGCCACGTTGTCAACGGGCGCACGTCGAGGTTTGACGGGTAGTCGCCGGGGATCACGCGGCATCCTCAACGGTGATCCGGATGGCCTCATCGAACGAGCCTTGCGGCGAGACCGGCAACCAAACGTCGCCGTTGGCCGTCGCAATAACGACGCAGTGACCGGCGGCGGTGATGCGCATCCTGCCGCGCACCGTGGCAACCACCAGCGCGCCGTCCTTCAAGCCGTCGGCGGTCACAGGACGCCTGCGTCGTGACGTGCTTTGACGGCGCGCGTCCATGCCTTATCGAGGTCAGTAAAGTTCGGCCGTGGCTGCCCGACGGTCTTGTCGAACCCGTGCTGGACGGAGACTTCGCCGGTAAGACCGAGGACGGTCAGGCCGACCTTGTAGTTTGAGTCGCAGAATCTGGCACCGACTAGCGATCGTTCTTCGTTGCGTTCGGCGAACAGCTGGCCCAGCACACATGTGTCGGTGTCGCTTACGTCAAGCTTCCCGAGGTCGATGCGTTGCGCCCAATCTGGCAGCGCCCCGTCGAGTAGTGCAGCGCCGAGCGCGACCCTGCGATCAGCCTCGGCCTCGATCTTTAGCTCGTCCATGACGCCCCTTCCGAATGCACGATTAGGTGATGCGTTTCCGCTTCGAGTACGGCTTGCTCGCGGGTGAACACGGTGCACAAGTCCTCGCCGCAGTGCGCGCACGTCACGAGATACACCGAGACCACAACCGGCGGCTTGCCTTCGGCGACGTCGTTGAGGGCGCACGCTTTCGCGATGACCAGCGACAACCCGACCCACAAGGCGAACAGCACGAGCGCGACGGCGGTCATTTGGTGACGCTCCGAGTCCACGGCCAGACGCGACGGAACCGCAGGCCACAATCCGATGGCCAGGTCATCGGGGCCTCAATGCTTCGAGCTTCGCCCGAAAGTCCTCGGTCTCGTCGTCGAGCCCATCGTCCCAGCGTGCGGACGATGCGAACGCCCACACGACAAGACCAGCAGCAGTGACGATTCCGAGCGCGACACCTGCGACGAATATCGGGGTCATTGAGTCCTCGCAGTCGCTACACGCACGCAGTGGTACTCGCTCTTGTCGCGGACGATGCGGAGCGTTTCGCTGACATCCTTCGTGAAGTGCTGAATTGCGTAGATCGCAGTCAGTGCAGTGTCGGCAAGTTCGTTGAGCATCGACTCGCGTGTGCCGTACAAGCCCTTGCGCGGGTTCTGACCGGTGAAGCCGATCAGCTCATCGATCGACTCGCCGCCCTCTTCGAAGAGCTTGCATACGCGCGCCCAGTCCTGCGCGAGTGGCTGGGCTTTGTACTCGTCACTCACGTTCTCGTCGAGCCACGCATCCATCCACGTGACGTTGACGCTAAGCACTGCATCAAGGCTGGCCCCTGGTCCGTCCAGTCGCTCTCTGCTGGAAAACGGAGTGATACCAGGCGTTACCCGCGACTCGGCCGCCTCCGCACGGTTTTCTTCGGCGTAAGACCACATAAGTTGCGTGGACCGCGGGCGGTTCAGGTGCGCATGCCACGTGCCGTACTTCGCGACGTGGCCAGCCGGGCGGTCACACGGCCCGAACGTGGCGTATGGAGGTGGCGCGCCACAGAGTTCCGTCGTTCCCTGCTCGCCGTTCACGCTGCACCTGCGTGGATGAACGCCAACAGCGCGGCCGGATCAGCTTCGAGCACACCGCGGCCGGTCTCCACCCAGAACTTGTTGTCGGCCTCCGACTTCGACAACCCAGCCCGCTTCGCCGCGTCATAAAACGACGCGAGCGCGGTCTCTTGGCTCACCGGGTCAACATCCGGTTGAGAGGCAGGCTTGCCGTTCTCAGGCTCAGGTACGGGTGCGCGCTCGATCGGTCGAGGCTGCTCGGGCCGCTCTATCTCGGCCTTCCGGTCCGCGATGTACTTCGACAGAAGCATCGCCTCGCCAGTGACCGGCACAACGATCTTGACCGTCAGCAGGCTCTTCTCTTTCGCTGTCGTGTGCACGCCACGCAGCAGGGTCGTGGTCTTGACCATCGCAGCCGTGTCGGCGAGCGTCTGCGCAAGCTCGGTCTTGCCATCCACACCTGCGGGTGCAGCGTCGGTAGCGGGTTCGGCGGCAGGCGCCTCAGCGCGACGACCTCGCGTCCTCGGCGCAGCAGCTGCAGCCATCGGCACGACACCGTCGTCGTGTTCCTGCGGGGTCAGATCTTCCTTCGACCACAGATCGAGTGCGACACCAAAGCGCATGGCACTGTTCCTAATGGCGTCACCGAGCGTTTCCTTGATCGCGTTGTTACCGGACTTGCCCTGCGCATCCCCGTAGCCGAGCCGCGTAACGCCGGCGACCGTCAGCCGGATCCACAATCCACCGTGCGCGTCGAGCCGTGGCAGACCGTTCTCATCGAAGGCGAGCGGCTCCCACGACCACTGCGGGTCGGCCTTCAACAGCCGATCCGTGACCGCGGCGTGACCGACGTAGTCCAAGTGCAGATGCGCCGATGTGATCGTGCCCTTGCACACCTCGCAGCGGACCTTCGTGTGCTGCGGATTCGTGCAGACCTTCGCCTCGGAACGCGCGCACGGCGTGCAGTAGATCTTGGGCAGCTTCCCGATCTGATCCTCAGGGAACGGTGCGCGCAAAATCTCCGCAGGAGTTGGGCCGGTCATCGCGAGCCGGCCTTAGCTGCGCGTCGCGCGTCAGCATTCGGCGTCGCAGGACCACGCTGGCGTGCGTTCGCCATCAGCACCTTGACGAGGGCTGGCATGTCGTTGCGAAAACCGGTCGCACGCTTCAACGCACGCGGCGTCAACTCCCGCGCAGGCCTACGTACCCTGCGCGGTCGCTCCTGCCGCCAAGCTGGTTTCGCGACCGCAGTCGCACCACGTCGCATCAGTCAGCGACCATGCGAATCTCGTCAGCTTGCTCACGCTGACGGCTGATCGCGTACGTGCCAGGTGCGATCTCGAGGAACCCGTGCTCCGGGTGAGCCAGGACCGCCTGACCGCCCTCAGGAACGGTGAGAGTGCAGATGACAAGGTTCGCGCGGGACGTGTCGTTTTTGAAGTCGACGAACCCGTCACCGTGCAACGAGTGGGTGTTGCCGCCGTTCTCGCCGCGAACGACCTGCACGCCCTTCTTGGTGATCGGGGTTTCCGTCGCGGCTTTCGTGGTGACACGAAGCACGAACACGTCGCCCTGCGCAGCGGCGCGGGTCACGAGGGGCACTTCGGCGTCACGCGCAAGGTAGTCGAACACGTCGACGCCGTGCGCCTCGATAGCTTCACTTACGAGCATGGGATTGGTCCCTTTCGGTTGGTTGTGTGTGAGCGGAGAAATCAGCGGCGAACTTCGAGTTGCCGATACGCGGCGACGGGCACTCCGTATGTCCACGCAGCGGCGTCAAGCGGGTCATCGATCGTGGCCGGTACCGTCAAGCCGAATGTGTGCCGCGAGATCCCACCGGTCTCGTCACGCTCCGGCGTGCCGTTCGTGCACACGAGAACCCGAACGGGTGCGTTGTAGATCTGCTCGGGCACGTCGTACAGCGCGAGGACCTGGCCGTCGTTACCGGGATCGGGGCAGGTTTTCCCAACCTGCTTAAACTTCGCGGCCTCAATGAACTGCGGCCAGCCGAGGATCTCGATCAGCGCGCGGCGGGTCTCGGTGTTCGGCTCCTGCAGGATCCGCGCCGCTTCCCAGGTGCGAACCTCGTCCGGTGTCGCGGGGATGCGCCGGCCGTGCCATGACGACACTGCCCACCCGTCGCAGAACGCGAGTGCGGGTCCGTGCTCACTGTGCAGCCGATGTGCGGGCACCCCGTACGGGTAGCTGAGACCAGGGTTGACCTCGACGTGCACAACGCTCGGGCGTTCGGAGCAGACCACGAAGTTCTCGTACGGCCACCACCATCCGGCGGAGCGCATGATGTCGACCCACAGGTCCAACTGTTCAGAACGCGCGGGGTCGTATTTGACGCCGAGCA